GATGATAGTGAACCAGATGTGTAAAGTGAATAAGAATCTCCACTTAATTTTCTACCAAATCCATATCTACTTAAATCCAATAAATCTTTTCCATCTTGAATAGTCCAACCTAAAGATTTAGCTAAATTCCAAATAAGGTCTTTTGAAAACCCATCTTCTAAATCTAATCTTCTATCTGTTATATCAGACATTGATTTTATGTAACTCCAAAGTTCGTCAAATTGTTGACCAGCCATATCCATAAAATCTAAAAACTGACTATTTTGAGCATCACTTTTTATATGGTCAGGTAATAAGTTAACTAAACGATTACCATTTTCTTGGTCATAAAATGATGCACTATATATTTGACCGGTTTTACTTGATATCGAACCATACCAATTTGTAAAAACAGCTTCAGATGAGCTTACTGGTTTATATGGATCTTCATAAGTTCCACTACCACTTTTAGGCCAAGAAGCATCTGGAAAAATACCTATTGAACTTGAAACATAAGTTGATTTAGTATTATATAAATATTTTTCATAACCATCAAAATTGGTTTTAATATCTCTAATATTATTGTGATGATTTTTTAAATCAACTTCACCATTAGTAACTCCAACAAAAGATGAACTTAATGCAGTTTCTTTTTCAATCTGTTCTATTTTATATTTAAAATTCTTTAATCTTTTTTCTGCAGATGAAAAATTTATAAAATTTTCATACTGAGAATATTCTATACTTAATTCAGCTGGAGTTTCTTGTAAAAATTTATCTTCTATTTCATCTTTTAATTGAGAATCGGATGTAACTAAATCATCATATGTTTTAAATTCAGTTTGTCTTTTTGTAATTACCGACTCATCTGAAAAACTTTCTCTAGGTATCAATACTTGAAAATCTTCATCCTCTTGTACGTAGTTGACTAATTCTACCGTTTCTGTTAATTCTGGTAATATTTCTTTAACAACATACGTCATATCCTTTTCATTAATATTACTTGGTAAAGGTTCGTATAACTTATAAATTGTAGAATATGGTGAATTTTCAAAAGTTTTATTATCACGCACAACATTGGTTGTCAATAATAAATTATCATCTCCAAAATGTAAATAAGTGTTCAAGTCTTCTCTATCATTAGACTTATATCTAATATACCAATTATTTATTTCACCTTGTACATCGGATGTACCTGCTATAGGATAATCACCACCCGCAATAGGAGTTTGTTCAGTCCAACTTCGTTGTAAAAGAAGTGTTCCTGCTGTACCTATATCCTTAATGTTGGAATAAAAACTAACAAAGGTAGGAGTTCCAAGAAATTCTTCCGAATCAACATCACCTTTATTGAAAGTAAATTCTATCACGCGTCGATTATCAGGAGAATTATTAAAATTATAATAAGAGTCTGAATCACCAGCAAATTCACCTGTTTTTACGTATCTACCATAACACCAAATAATTAACTGATGTGACGTGTTGTCATCAAATGACTCCCAAAAACTTTCAGGAATTTCGAAAGTAAAAACTTCTTCATAAGCACTTGTGCCTACAAGCAAATCATCAGTTGTAATAAGTGGTGAATTAGGAGATTCTGGATAAGAAATCTTAAAACGTAGTTGGTCTAAGAAAAAATTATCGTCATCCCATAAATTAGGAGATATACCACTTGTAGCTAGAGAAGATTCCTCATCATATTGTACAACTACAGAGGGCCCTCCAGAAGTCTCATGAGTAATATCACTTCTTCCAGTAAGTTCAAATCCATCTTGAAAATCTATACCAAAAACAGCCATTAGTCTGGTCTCCTTCCTAACATAACAGGATAATGTATTGTTTTTCCGATTGGATCTACACCACTAGTAATCGTTAATATTATACCAAAATAATACCCTCTATTAGTAGTGGGTGGTTTTAATATTATATCTACATACGGAGAATTATTTTCATCAAAAGCCATATCTTCTAGTACTGCTTTCTTTGGGTTATTTACATCTGAACCAGGTCCACCTGCTGTTGTATCAAAATCAAAGTGAGTTCTTGATACAGGACTGTATTGAGTTTGATTATTAATACGCGAGTGACTGAAACCAGTTATCTCCCATGTGTAAGTGTGTGGTATACCTGGTCTACTACCATTACTTCGTATTCTAACTTTTGGATTTACATTGGAGTCATTTGCCATACGAAACATCAGACTTTTATAATAGGAATGACGTGTTTTTATAACATCTATTATTCGGTCATTAGAATTAGGAAGCATATCCACTCCATATGGCCTGTCATTAGAAAATAGTTCTATTTGATTTTGTTGACTAGGTAAATTATATTGTTTAAATTGTGTATAATATTTAGTCAATGTACGGTCGTGAAAATTAAGTTGTATCTGTGAACTATTATTAACTTCAAATTCAGCACCTTCTAAAATACTATCTATAAAATATCTTGGTTGTAAAGTAGTACTCTCTGTTTCACCCTCTGAATGTGATCCTTCATCAATACCAATATTTTCTTTTGTATGATTTATAATGTAAGCGTTAGGTACAACAAGTCTACTATTAGTTAAAACATCTAATGGAAATTGTTTTGTTTCATCTGAAAGTTTTATAGTTTTACTATCTTCTTTTAATGGTGTTGAATCACCAGATCCGTTTTCAACTACAAATTCAATAGGACCTAAATCTTCGTTGGTAATAGTTTTTGTAGTAACTTGTAGATTCTCAAAATTATCTAAGTATTCAGGCCATTTGATATTCTGAGCTGCTAATCTTATTTCAGTTCTTGATGGTGATATTTCATGTATAAAATATTTGTTTTCTTTTATAAATAAATCTTTACCAATTCTATTACCTTCAGTATTTGGATTAAAATCATCAGTATAAATATCTCCAGTATTATTAACTAAAACAGTTTCATGAGAACCAGCAACTCTTCTTAAAAAATGATACTTTACTTTAAATCTACCTCTATCATAACCAAGTTTTCTTAATATAGTTCCAGTTTTTAATTTTACATTATTACCACTTTCACTTTCAACAATTTGATAATCATCAATATGTACGATACCACTTTCTAAAAAATTATCGTTCATATCATATACAGAAGCTTGTACAAAATCATTCACGTTAGTACCAAATTTACCACCTAAATAAGAATTTATAGGACTTGATAAATTTACAGTTTGACCAGTTGATAAAATTTCTAAATCTTTTTCATTTAATCTTGACATTATACTATATCTTCCCCATCTGGTATTTCTTTTAATTGTTCTATTGTCAATGTTTTCAAATCTTGAATAAGATATCCTTCACCAAAAAAAGAATAAAGGTTTGGAAATTTTCTTTTTTGAAAATTTTCAATAAGCCATTTACTAATATCTTCAGCATCCTCTGACGTTACTATATCACCGTTACGAACACCATCTGGTAACTCAGTAGCAAATCTAAAGGTCACCAACTCTGTTATATTTCTATCAATAATCTTATTAAGATTTGTTTCATCATAATAAGGATATTCTTTATTTTGAACCGATTTGGAGTGTTCTGTTACCCAAGGTACAAAACCCTCTGATGGTGTTACATAATCATCACCATATATTGCTTGTCCTGATACTCCTGAAGCTTGTATTTGTGTAAGAGCTTCAGCATAGAGAGGAGAATCCTCTGGTGGTAGTGATGTTCCAGCTCCACCTATATCTCCTTGTTGAGCTCCAAAATCTTCTGCTTCTAAATTAGCACGATTTAATTCAGTAGCTAAAGTTGAATATGTATTATTATTTAATATCACCGCATCTTCAATACCACGACCAGTATCTATATCTTCATAAGAATATAAAACTCCAGCTGCATCTCTAAATTTATTTTTTGCACTCATAACTAGTTTAGAAATATACGTACTTCTAAGCTTGTTTATAAAGACATTATAAAAACCTACATCGGACAATTCTTCTTTAGTGTAAGGCATTATTGTGTTACCTTAAATGTAAATCCCTCATTGAAATATTGGTCTATTTCATCAACCCCACTACCACTTTGAACTCTAAATTCTAAACGATAGTATCTTTCAGGTTGATAACCATCTAACCAAAGATTAAAATAATTACCAGTAGAATCACAACTTATTATAGAACCACTACCATATGGTACTACAACTTCATCAGTTTCTGCATCAAGTATTGAATAAAATGATGAACCACTAGGTAAGTATTTTACAGATAAATTTGCAGGAGTTGTATCATAAGTGGCCTCAGGAAATCTCTCTCTTCCTACCAATCTAAATCTTGCTTTTGATTTTTCTTTATACTCAGGTCTTAAACCCTTCATATAAATAGCCATATCTTCTATGTTAGCTTGTGTTAATGGTGACAATGAACCTGTTGACCATTTGGAATCATTCCAAACAGTTTCTAATGTTGGTGGATATTTCGTATGTGTATCTGATGAGAAAAATGATAAATGACCAAAATTAGTTGTACTACCTTCATCTAAACTTGTATTTAGATTACCAACATCACCTTGTCTTTTTATCATAAAACCATCATTAGCAATTGATCCAGACAACCATTTATTCATAATATCAGTAACATCCATTCTTAAATCAACAGTAGTGTGAGTTAATGATTGAGAAGCTTCATATCCACTTCCACTAATCCAAGTTCCTCCAGAAGAACTAACTTCACCCCAAATAGAACCATCAGTAGCACCATCTTTATAATCCCAACTTGCACCTTCAGTAGTAATTGGATTATCATAAGAACGTCCTTGTCCCATAACCCACGATTGACTAACAGGATAAGCATAAATACTTTGTGAGATATTAAGATTTGAAGATTTTGCGTCATATAAATTTAAATAATATGTTGGATTGGTTATTGTACCATTCACTATAGAAGCTGATATTTGAGCTATATCAAAACGTATTAACACGCGAGATACATTTATAGTATCTCCAGTATCACTAACTTCTTTTCTAATTTCTAAAACTTCATCTAAACCAGTATTCATACTACCAGTATTCTGATATAAAGTCGTATCTTTTTCTGCAAATGTAAAAAAATGCATTTAACTACTCCCTTACCCCTAAATTATCACCAAGAACTTTACCCCTAATATCTGTGTTTGGGTATTTAACTTCAAATATACTTGGATCTAAAGCTGGATATAAAACACCACCACGTAACGATGTTGTTATATCATAAAAATTACCAGAATAACCTTTGCTAACTTGATATTTGTTTTCAATCACTATTGGTAAGTTATTTGGATTATTTTCTTCAGGATTAACAACAGTTGCAACACCGTCTACTAAAGATAACTCGTAAACTAAATCTGCAAGAACTATTGGTTGTCCTATTTGCCATCTATCAATATCAAAAAAGTCTTGTACTGTGGATACACAACGTAATAACACTTCTTGTTTATTAAAACCGACCTTAGTCAATATTGCAAAATTTACACCTATATTAATTACATAGGCGTCTTTAATATTTATAGCATCTGTAACCAATCTATATTGCGATAAATAAGTTTTTAAATTTTGTTTTGTTGTTTGTGTTAATGGTGTTAATTTTTTACTACTATCAAATCCAAGAGTATACATATTCATTGCTAGTGGATTTGGAATATTGTTAACTTGTAAATCTTTTAAACTTGTACCAACATCTGATTCTGTTATCTCTCTTTCTAATGTTTCTAACATACCAACCTTACTAAGTTGTTCATCTTGTGACATATGAACCTTAGCTACTGTACCATATTTTGCTGGTAAAGAATAAGCTCTTACGATATAATCGTCTTTAGTAACCGCTCTAGACTGTGCTTGAAAATAAGCTAATGCATTTTCTCTTGTTTCTTTGACAGTTTCACCAGAAGAACCACCAGTAGCTGCTGTTGAATTTGTAAATGTAACAGAGTCTTTTGATTCTTGAACCAAACTCGTAGATAAACCATTTTCATTTACAGTAAAACTTATTCCATTTAATTGATTAATTTCACCAACATTTACATTATCATCAATACCACCACCATATGAATATTCTATAGTGAGTGTTGTGTTTGCTGGTGCCATTCCAAATGTACTTGTCTTTAAAAAGTTTGAAGGATCAAAAGCTGTGGTTAAATATGTAGGACTACCTGGTAAACTAGAACCAACGTTTGTTGGATTAGGAATTATTTCCTCATCAGGATTATCTGATACACCAGCTCCAAATCTTAAAACAGTTTCGTCATTTTCATTTATATGTGTTGTAAACCTTCTTGATACTCTTTTAAGTTTTAAAATATAAGCTGCGTTTTCTCTATCTCCGATAGAGGATGGATCATTTGAACTGTTGTTTTCCATGTCTTCGAACACAGTATCTCTAGCTAACGAATCTACCTCATACCATTTATTACCAGCTGTATCTGTACAAGATATAATTTCTATAACATCAGGAGCGCTCAAACGTATTTCTGTATATTTTTCTGCAGTTCCAAAATCAAAATAATCTTTTTTAATTTGACCACTTCTAGTTTTTACTTTTTTCTGTAATAAAAACTTTGTTGGTGTGTCACCATCAGATTCAAATATGGTAACATTTCTAGCATCATAAGAACTAGAAAATTTAAAATTACAATCTTCTGTTGTTCTAAAAGTTGTTCCATTAGAAGCAGCGTTTATTTGAGTACCACTATCGATTGTCAAAGCGTATCTATAATCAGGTTCTCCATTCAAAGCTGGGACAGTCTGAAATACATCTAAAACAGCTTCTGCAGCAGAAGTTGTTTTTGGTTTATATCCAAAGGACTGAGCTATGTTGTATACATTCTTTTTTTCTTCTGCGTACGCTAACAATGATTCTCTGAATTGTGCATCTATATAATAAGACAACACGTCACCGACATAGGCCGCCATTTCAATAAACAACATACCTGGTGATGCTTCATTAAAATCATTATATGTATTTGGAAAATATTGTTTAGCAAATTCAATAAGATTTATTTTAAAATCATTAAAATCTTTATTTAAATAATTTACCGCTTTTACTGTGTCTTTTTTTATAGTTGTACGTGCCATTTTATTTTCCTATTATGGTTCAATATCCATCGTAGTAACGTCATCTGGATTCAAAGATGTAGTATATGATATCCTAACAACTACTTGGCTTTTATCTCCATTTTTAGTTAAAGTAACAACCTCATCAATACTAATATATGGTAACCATTTACCTACAGCTTTTCTAACTTCACCCTCAATCTTTGCAGGTAAATCATCGTCTATTTGTTCAAAACAAAGTTCTCTCAATCTAGAACCAAATTCTGGATTCATTGGTCTTTCTCTTAAACTAGTTAACAATAGATTTTCTAAATTGTATTGTGATTGTTCTAGTGAAGTTTTAGTCATTGCAAAATTATTATTTTGATCTGAAGTTAATGGAAAGGACATTCCAATATATGTCCTTGGATCTATATCTATCTCTCTTGCACTTCTTGGCATTTATTTAACCCTTTTTCTTTTTCTCTATAGCTTTCATTAATCCACTATAATCTCTTGTTAATGCATTTGTTACATGCTCTGGAACATCATTAACGGATTTACCAGCTTTCTTTAATGTATCTACTG